TAATGTATGGATGGTATGTACAAATCATACTAATGCAAGTCAAGATCCATATAGTCCAGATGACGTAGTAACAGGCGGGTGTTTGACAGCTGGCCACAAATTATATCTAGCTGATGGTTCATTACGGAATATTGAAGACATGACAATAGGCGATATTGTCAAAACATTACAAGAAGATTGTGAAGTAGTTGATACATTCCATTATAAAAAAGAAGTAGTTGAACTGGAGCTAGAAAGCAATCAAATAATTAATGCAACAAATGAACATCATTTTTTAGTTATTGAAAACGGCGAACAAATATGGAAATCAGTATCTGAATTAAATGTAGGCGATGAAATTATAGCAACTAATCCTGTCCCTCCAGATAATATCTTATCTAAATGATAAATAGTATTTGGGGATTGTATGAATAATAAAAAAGGATCATTTAGGTGTTTAGATTATTGGTTAAGGCAGGGATTAACTGAGTCCGAAGCACAACAAAAAATTTCTGATTTTCAAAACGGTAAACCACTTAAAACATGCATTATATGTAATACATTAATGTTTAAAAAGAATAGTTTAATGGTAACAAAATGTATTTGCTCGATTAAGTGTTTAGAGAAATACAAATATGCAAAACCTAAACACATTACTATTAAAAATATTGAATTTTGGGTTAACTGCGGTTACTCTGAAGAAGAAGCTAAGAAAAAAATATCAGAAGATTCTAAAAAAACTTCTGTCAGAAGAAAAGAATATTGGATTAATAAAGGATTTTCAGAATCTGAAGCAGCTCAAAAAGTATCCGAAATCCAAAAGAGTTGCTCGCCTAGAAATGTTGATTATTGGATTAAACGCGGTTTTTCCAAAGATCAAGCAGTAATTGAAGTTTCAAAAAAACAAAAATCATATTTTGAAAAATATTTAAAAATAGCATCAAAATTAGAGATTCAGGAAAAGAGCACATTTAGTCCTTTTTATTGGATAAAGCGCGGAATGTCAAAAGAAGATGCAGAAGCATATTGTAAAAAGAAAAGTGATAATATGTCATTGTTAGCTTTTACTGAAAAACATGGAGAAGAAGTTGGGCTTCAAAAATATACAGATTTATGCAAATTTCGTAAAGAAAATTATTCTTTTAGTGGATATATAAAAAAATATGGAGAGATACAAGGAGAAGAAAACTGGCGAAATAGGTTTTATAACAACACTCCTTTTTCAAAACGAGCAAATAAATTTTTTGATGAGTTAGTCAAAATAATACCTGAAAAGTATAAAATATATTATGCAGGTAATGATCGCGGCGAGTACGGAATTAGAAATGGAGATTATTATTATTTTTGTGACTTTGTAGTACCTGAGTTGAATTTATGTATTGAATTTTATGGAGATTATTGGCATTGTAATCCAAAAAAATTTTTAAATTCATACTATCATACCTTAGTTAAAAAAACAGCACAAGAAATATGGGAGTATGACGAACATAAGATTGAGATGACTAAAAAACTTAGAAATTTTAATGTATATGTTGTATGGGAATCAGATGCCGAAGAAAAGTTAAATTTAATGAAACAGGTGATAAATGAAATTATTAAAAATTAAATCAAAAAGAGATATAGGCGTTCAAGATGTTTATGATATCCAAGTTAAAGATCAACATCATTATATCTTAGAAGGCGGAGTTGTAAGTCATAATTGTGGATTTCTCTTCGCAAGTTCTATCGTTATTGCAATGAAGCCACTTAAATTAAAAGAAGATGCAGAAGGAAATAAAGTAACTGATGTACTTGGTATTAGAGCTGGTTGTAAAGTAATGAAGACCAGATATAATAAGCCGTTTGAAACAATCGAAATTAAAATCCCGTGGTCAACTGGAATGGATCCGTATTCGGGATTATTTGACATGTTTGAAAAGAAAGGGTTACTTGAGAAAGAAGGTAATAGATATAAATATATTGATTTACAAGGTGACGAACATAAATATTATCGGAAAGAATATCTAACTAATGTTGATTCAATTTTAGATTTGATTATGGGTGAATATAATGAAAAGAAACTTACTATTAAAGTAGTTGACTCTTATGAAGCTGAATTAGAACTTGCAGAAGAAATTGAATCAATAAAAGAGTAGGAGAATTATAATGACAGTTGACCCCGTTGAAATTGCCGCTGAGTTATGGCGTAATGTACTTGAATATGTTCCGATGCGTGACCGTGAGGCCGCAGCAGAACAATTTATAACTGCATTACGTGGTCTTAATTTTTCAGATGATGAACTTGATTCATTAGCTGAGCATGACCGATATATTAATACAGCGTTGATTCAAGATAATGAAGAGAATGATTTTGACAATTTAAGTAACTTTGAAGATTTAGACAATGACAACGAATAAAAATGTGGCTAACACGAATATCAAATGATTTAGGAAATATACCAGATTTTCTAGATTACTTTAGAGCAGAGCTTGTTAATGCGCAAATAGAGGTTGCTATAAAAGGTAATCTTGAACGCAATTTAGCAGCTCTGCCAGGTGTCACAGAATTTCGTTTTGGTCAGTTACAAACTGTAGAAAGTGTTTTGGAATATTTAAATATACAACTTAAGAAGATTAAAAATAAACATTATAGAAATTATCTTGAAAAGTATGCCAAAGCATTAACTAGTAGAGATGCTGAAAAATATGCAGATGGTGAAGCTGATGTTTGTGACCTAGAAGAAATCATCAATAGTGTTGCATTAATTAGAAACCAGTATCTTGGCATCATCAAAGCATTAGAAACCAAAAATTGGATGTTGGGCCACATAACAAAATTAAGATGCGTTGGAATTGAAGCGGTAGAATTATGATTAATATTGATTATGCGTGCTATCATAAATTGGGTATCAAGACTTGGTTAGTTGAAAACTTTAGCAGATCTGAATATACATTAAAAAGTGATCTTTCCATTCAATTAACTTTTGCTAATGAGAAAAATGAAACATTTTTCAGATTAAGATTTGGAGATGTTTCTGGTAAAAAACGTGCAATAAATGCAAGGTATGTTTACACAGATTATTGATATACTATGATTATAATTCACCCAATACATTATTATAGAGGCATAAAAATTTGGTTAGAATCTACTTTTAATGAAGATGAGGTTCGGGTCATAAGTAATCCAGATAGAATGTTACAACTTTACTTCAAAGATGAAACAAACGAAACATTTTTCAATCTTAAATTTGGTAATGTTCGCACGTATGATTTCTTTGTAAAAAATCCATGTTCAGACTTGTTTGATTTATGATTAGTATTCATGGTACACAATACGATAAGATACATGATTGGTTATTAGAAAATTTTAGCCCACATCAGTATCAAGTGATGTATGATGAGCATTTTAATAATATTACACAACTTTATTTTATTGAGGAAGCATTCGAGACATTTTTTAGATTAAAATTTGGTGATGTTTCTCAAAATAATATTGAATTTGATTGTCCTTATGCTCCATTACAATTATCAAGAAAAATTGATGAACATTCTGTTCCAATTCCAATAAAATTTCATTCACGATATGATTAAAGTTCATGTATCACATTATATCAATATTTGTATTGAAAAGTGGCTATTTGATAATTTTACAAAAGATGAATATCAGAAAGCAGTTCGTGGTTATTTTGTCGAGATATACTTTAAAAGTGAATTATCAGAATCATTTTTTATTTTAAAATTTGGTAACCTCGAAAAACGAGGAATTTATAGTGCTGATGATGTGGTAAAATTCTTATTAAAAACAAAAAAGATTATCAATCAATTATGAATAAAAATTGGTATAAAGTTGAGATTGAAATAGTTAACGATTTTTCAGAACTATATGATTGGGTGGTTAAACAATTTACTCAAGATATGAAGCAAAAACGATGGAAATATAAATTTGGTTTAAGCTCAACAACTGACACTTTTTTATTCAAATATAAAAAGGATGCTGTACTATTTGCACTCCGATGGAAGTGAGTGACAAACATATTTACAACTGCTATACTTAATATATGAAATGGCACGAAGTTAACCTAAATCTTTTGAATTGTATTGAAACTCCAAATCTGGAATGGCATGCCGCCAAATTACATTTTTATAATTATATCGAAATAGTAAATTGGTGTCGCCAAACATTTGTGTCAAATACCTGGGGTACCGATCGTGAACTACCGCATCCCTTTAGGGATGCGGTTTCCTGCTTCATAGATGTCAACGGGACATCTCCACAGGCTTGAATTTCTGTAGTTCCTACAGTATGTTTGAACAACGATGAATCAATTATTAATTGACCCCAAAAGGCAATATTTTGTGCGGCATTTAGATCTCGGTCAAGAGTTGCTTTGCAATTGGGGCAGGTCCAAATTCTTATTCCCAAACCAAATCCTTGGTGCTTATAACCACATGCATTACATGTTTTAGTAGATGCAGCCCATTGACTGATCTGACCAAAATGCTTGCCATATAATTGGCATTTATATTTGAGCATAGCCAAAAACATTGACCATCCCTGATCACTTATTGCTCGGTTCATTGTTCTATTTTTCTTCTTTAAAAGATCTTTGGTTTTCAGATCTTCGGTACAAATCAAATCATATTTATTAACTAATCTCCTACTTGTCTGATGCAAAAAATTCAATCTTTGATTACGAATTTTGCGATGTAATTTTGCAACTTTGATACGTTCTTTGTTTCTATTTCGGCTGCCTTTAACTTTATGTGATAATTTTCTTTGTTTCCACTTCAGCTTATTGAGTGATCGCTTTAGAAATTTTGGACTATCAGTGATTTCATTATCACTTGTTACTGCAAATGCTTTGATACCAAGATCTATACCAACGCAATTATCTCGATCAATTAGAACTTGTTGCTGATCTTCAATTTTACACAAACAACTTACATACCATTGATCTATGTCTTTTGTTATTGATATCGATCTCAATCCATTTGGCAGATCTCGATGATAAATCCATTTGATATTGCCAATCTTTGGTATTTTGATATGTGTTTCACTTGTTTTGATGTGATTATTCGTCTGATCAATTTTAATTTGGCCATTGCTTACGCCTTTTTTCTTAAATCGAGGAAATCCGAACTTGCTTTTTTTGATTGCATGTAATGCTCGGTCAATCGAAAGTGCAACTTTTTGCAGTGACTGGCTTGGTAACTCACTAAGCCAATTAAATTGCTTTTTAAGATTTGGCAATTGACTTGATAGATCATATCGCCAAATAAATTTCTTGTCAGTTGCGTATTGGGTTATATTTTGACTAAGAAAATTATTCCAAAGCCATCTAGTCGAACCTTCCCATTGATTGAGAATTTCAATTTGTGCTTCGCTCGGTAATAATTTATATTTATAACCTACCAACATATTAGTATAATAGTATTTATTCAACTCGCATTACATCCGCACATTAAAATGTGCGGTGTTATGCTCGACAAGATAAATTTTCAATTGCTCTAACAACTGCTCGCATATCTGCTGCATAAAACCCAGCAGAATTAATACAATTAATTTCAATAACTTTCATATCGTAATTCATTAATGATACAATATCAATAACAAATGCTTCTGCTGGTTGCCAATGGTCAACCATCTTTTGAGCAAACTGCCATGAAGCATAACTTTCGTCTACTTCTCTAATATCCAGAATCCCATATTGGCGATATCTTGAGCCTGTTATTACTTTTCCACCTACAACAAAAAACCGCCATTCCATAGCAAGGTCTTTTACGCTGGACACGCTCACTGGAGTTTCGGGTCTAAGTGACGAATAGCCATCTGAAATTCGTTGAATTGCTTCTTTCCAGTTTTCAACTTCTTCACCATGAATTACCGTTCCTGCAAATACCTTCATGTCATGAATAGGTCTGATAAATTTTGTTCCTTCAAACTTTGGGATCTTTCCAAATTCGAAAACCTCAAAATCAGCATTAAGCATATTATCGCCATATGCTTTTGACCAAATTATCTGATTAAAATTATCGTTCAAAAATGTCCCAGGAACCCATCCTTTTAACTTGGCAACAAAATCCATACTAATAGAACCCCATCCGATTACTCGGCCAGTTGGATTAATATCTGGAATTATTGTTCTGGCAAATGGCACAACCTTTACCACAACATGCTCGATATTGAATTCTTTCAGTGCCGCAATAAAAGCTTCATACCTATCTTCGTTTTGTATATTTTCTTGAACAACCCACATAATTTTATTCTACCAAATACCTATAAGATAATTTGAACATGTCAATGCTATATAATTCTCCTGACAAAAGTCTCTTAATAATTACATCATCAGATACTAAATTTGAAAAGCCAACAACCATTACCGGATCATTTGTTCCATCGGCTCGTTTCCATATCTGCCCAACACAAATTCCATATTTATTTTCTGTAGTTGTTCGTGGACACTCTTTACTGCGCCAATGATCAGCAAGTCGATTTCCACACCAACATGTTGGTCTATTGTCAGACCAACAATTATTACAAACTGAATTAGTCATACTCTTCACCTATACAAATGACTTTGAAAATCATCATCATCTCTGCTAACTGGCGGAGGCGGAAGTTTGCCGTAATTTTCTAAAACTTCAGGATTCAAAATTTCATATATACTATCAATGCCATCTAACTGAACACCAACACCATTAACCCATGGACCAAAATTCCACCCATACCATTGTTTAGAACATGTTCCGATATGCATGTGCCCATAAATAATTGCTAGATATTTAATATTACTCTTAATATCATCATTCTTACAAGAATCTTTAGATAGTGTAATTTGTTTTAATTGTAAATTTATCTGTAAATTCGTCATATATTTTTGGTGCCAGAGGAGGGAGTCAAACCCTTACGCCCTTGCGAGCAACGGATTTTAAGTCCGTTGTGACTGCCAATTCCACCACTCTGGCATATCTTAAATTTTGGTAGCCGCACAGAGATTTGAACTCCGGACCCCTTCGGTGTAAACGAAGTGCTCTAACCAGCTGAGCTACACGGCCTCACATCTAAACAACTACTTGGAACACAAATACAATCATATTTAAATGACCACGGATCAGGTTTATCAAGCATTATAATATAAATTGCAGATCCTGGATAATCAGAAGCATAATATAAGCCACGTACTGTGCCAAAACCAATTTTACCATCTCCAAAAGAATGCACCAAAACTTTTGTGCCATTACTCAACGTCGTGTTTACCATATTTACCAATCGCTACTTGCGCTGCCTCCACCAGAATCGCCACCACTATCAAACGGATTACTTACTTCTGGTTCTGGAGAACTATAAGAATCTTGAGAAAAAGTATTGTCTTCAGTTAATTGAGAATTATACGAAGAACTTTCAAAGCTAGAGCTTGATTCTTGTTTACGGCAAGATTTACAATTTCGCAAATGCTTGCCATTATATTGTTTGCATTCTTTACAAATATTCATATATTTTTCATTAAGTTAGGAATTATAAATCATGATCTGTAATAGTAATAATGACTGCAATAATCAGCCAAACAGATAACATTACCAAAGATAATATCACAGTTGTGATAAAATAAGGATGTTCAGCATATTTCATGGAATCATATCCAATATCGCTCATCAATGCACTTTCGTAAGATAACAAAATTGCTGGACATAATATGTTAAAAATGTATTTCATAAATCCTTTGGTCCCGGTTTCTGGACTATTTAATTATCTTTTACTTATTAAGTATAACATTAAATTAACACTTTGTCAAATTTAGATAAATAGTTTTGTGGTTCGCGATACTCACATATCCAACCACTCTAAAGTCTGGGAGGACCACAGCAAATGTATTTATCACCAACTAACACTCGTACTCAATATAATCAAAACCCAAAATTTTGTAAATTATGTAATACTATTATTTCTTTTGAACACAAAATTAATATATTTTGTTCACACTCATGTAGTGCAAAATTCAATAATATTAGAAGAAAACAAAGTAAGAGTACAAAAGAAAAAATTTCTAAGACTGTATCTTTGTTGGCTAAAAATAAACCAAAATTTTCTAAAATATCTTTTTGTGAAATATGTCACACTGTTATTCGATATAAACAAAAACGGGTGTGTTCAAAAAAATGTCAAAATCATCTTCAGAGTACATTAAAAATTGGTAAAAAATCACTACTATCTAATGACCAAGAATGGATTCGGAAATATTCTTTACATTGTACTAATACTAAAAATAAAAATATAAAAACATTTAAACAATTTAAATATGACCAAATGAAAAAATATGTTAAAGAAAAATCTAATAGGAAATCGCCTACCCCTAGAATACAAAATTGCTGTATAATTTGTCAAAAACTTTGCTTAATTGGAAGGAAAACTTGTTCCATTGACTGTTTTCATGCTTCTCGAGAATGGAATTGTGGAAATTCTAAAAAATTCCCAGTTACTGATTCAAATGGAAAATTATGTGTTTTGGGCTCTCCTTGGGAGAAAGAACTATATGATTATTTGATAGAAAATAACATTATATGGATAAGGCCGTCCCCATATAAATATTTTTTATTATCTGAGAACAGATCAGCAAACTATTTTTGTGATTTTTATCTTCCAACTTTTAATCTTTGGATAGATCCTAAAAATTCATATGTTGCATTTCTACAAGCAGAAAAATTAGAAATAGTATCAAGAGAAATTAATTTAATATACGGCTCAGTTGCAAAATGTATTTCTGCCATAAAAGATTATTATTCCTCCCAACCGGGATAAAATCTTTAATTTTTGGTGGGCCCTGTAGGAGTCGAACCTACAACCAACGGATTATGAGTCCGCTGCTCTACCATTGAGCTAAGGGCCCAATATATTTTGGTGGAATTAGTCAGGATTGAACTGACGACCTCTTGAATGCAAATCAAGCGCTCTCCCAGCTGAGCTATAACCCCACGTACTTTATTTAGTCTTTGACCAACCTTCTGGTGATGTTTGACCAGTTGCTAAAAATACACCGGATCAAAATCAAGATAACCAATTCCTAATTGTAACATTTTTGCCGATGAAAACTTCTTTTCTTCTACGCCAACTTCACTATATCGTTCATTAACATACTTTACATAATCAAGGGCGTCTTTCAATTCTTGTAATTTTTCTTTTGTCATTAGTACTCTTTAAGTATAACAGATTTTTCTGTTGATGTCAACAAGCTTCTACAATTTCCCATTCTGTTTCAACGAAAGGAACTAAAGTATGTGGACTGAAATGTGAATAATATCCTTCACCAATAAATTTAAGTGTTGGCTTCTTTGGATAAATTTTTCCTACTTTACTCAAATTGGTTTTGGTTTGATAATCTGAAAAATTGGCTTTTACCATACGGTATGGACAATAAAACAAACCAGTTGGAATATGCTTAATTCTGTACGCAGTGAACATTAATAAAGGTCCTCAGAATACAATTCAGTTTGGTAACCATTGGGTCTGATAGATTTGATTCCGGCAGCGATTTGAATTTCTAATGCTTCACCTCGATCAACGTATCTATTCTCAGAAGTCATAAATCCTTGCGCAAACTTTTCTCGCATTCGCAATTTACCCATCTCTACTATAGTTCGAAAACAATCGTTGTGACGATGGCCGCGAACAATATGGCCATCGTCACATAATACAGCACTACAAATCACTTGTTCAGTCATATTTCTTAATTAATTCAGGATGGTTTGGAATAAATTTTGTTACATTTTCATTTTGAAATTCGTTTCGCATTTGAATCCATCCTCTAAAATTCTTTGGATGTTCTAAAAACGAAATCTGCGGTGTTGCCACATGCTCAAACGGACTGGCATGCATTGGATTTGCATTAGCCAACTTATCATATAATTGCAGATCTTTTTCAATATCTCGCTTGCCTTCGTGTGTCAAATATGATACGCGGGCACATCTAGCAGCAGATACTTTTTTCAAAAGTTCAATATCCAAAGTTGATTCATCATCCTGAATAAACGGCAGATGCCATTCTTCAAAATCAACTACTTTAGGTTTACTTGTATAATACGCAAGTTGAGCGGCCATCGCACCCGCTTGCAGTTCTGGTTGGGCGCCGGCATTACATCGTTGTGCAAAGAAGTTATTCCATTCTGTGGCGGTCACAATAACATAATGCCAAATCCATGGCTCAAGAATTCTATTAACTAATTGTTTGTGAAGACCAATCTCATATAATTTCTGAGCCGAATTTACTGCTTCGTCGCGATGTTTGAGCCATTCAAAAATTGCCTCTTCTTTTTCGTTTTTATCAAGGTCTCTTTGAGCTTGCATTCCCGATTGATTTTGTCCCCAAAATACAGGCATAGCCGGATCATTTTTAACTTGCTCAATAATTTTAGAAATTGGAATTGCCCGAGATGATGCAGAATTTCGTGAAAATACTCGATGTGTATTTAATTCAGCCAAAACAAATCGATGTATTTTCAACTCCATTGTAGTGAGCCTGACATGATCTGGCGATGGCGAAATTGAATCACAAATAATTCGCGCTGTGGGAACACTATTCATCAAATATTCCCCAAGCTATTGAATTCAATTCAGTTGGAAGAATCCACAAACTATCAATATCTATTTTTGGAAATTTTTCACTGATCTTTAAAATAGCTTCTTCTGCATCTCCCAATTTATCAAATACTCCGACGAAGTTATCATTGGAATAAGCAAAACCATCTGTATAATTTTTAAACAGTATAAACATTCTAAAAGTCATCTTTGTCAACAACACCACAACGAAAAACTGGCAGATTAAGAGCAGACCAACATTCCTTAATGACGGCGTGCCGATCATCAAATACTGCCATAACATTATACTTTCCAGCAACGTGTTGATCATACAATTCACGTTTTACAATACTGTCGCGACGGCGATCACCTTTTGCTCGCATAAGTAAAGTAAACGACCCTTCTTCAAATCCACACTTATCAATTAGCCAATCATAAGTTTTGTCATAACATGCATCACTTCTGCCGCTCATTACAATCAACTTAACTTGCGGGAAGCCAACCATCAGAGATTTAATAGTTACCACAACATGATTTCTGGGCTTATCATTATAAACTAGGTGTTCATCATATGGGCCACGATTTTGGATCTCTGCTAACGTACCATCTACATCCGCGATGATCAAATTATCCTGAAGCGTCGGAGTCCATGATGGAAGTGGCTCTCGAAACTTCGAAACATTAGCCATTTTATCCATTTTACGAATAACAGCTTCACCAACTTGAGCAGAGCCAGTACGTAGTGAATCGCGCCGAATACATTCATCTACTGAAACATGCATGAAGTCCACAACTTCAATTTCAAATCCCAGATTATAATAACAAAATTTTTTAATTGCTTCGTATGCTTTAGGATTGCAATGAGTATTATCAATAATAACATCATGCCTACCATCAAACGCCATTTCAATTTGATCTTCACGATAAATCTTTACTTGCTTTTCAATTTCACCAGACCAATTTTGGTGTCCAAGCTCTTCATAAATCTCTTTACGAATTGTGTCGTTATTTACAATAACTGCGCCAGTCTTTGCAGATTGCTCTTTTGCCCAAGTTGATTTTCCGCTTGCAGGAAGCCCTTTCAAAATATATGCTGTCAGTTTATTGTTAATTTTATTCATATTATTAATTATAGCACCTTAAATTATTTTTGCCAAATTCAATCTTATAGTCAAATACTCTTTGCCTTTTGGGGTAATAACAAATGTTGGCTTAATAGTTGCACGCTGATATGCTTTAATCTGGTTTATAACATCAAGTAAATCATTTGTTTGAGCTTTGAGCAATTGAACGCCTGCCGTATCCATATTCCACTTTAATTGATCGGTTGTTTGATTAATGTCAAATAAAATTACTCTGGCTCGTTCATCAAGATCATTAATTTTATTGATATTATACAATTGATCATTGGTTTCCTTAATAAAATCAATTTCTAAAAGCGATTTATGAACCTCAGTCTTTATACAAGCAACCGGCCCATTATCATTGATGAAAGCTAATACTGAACCAGTAATATCAGTTAATTTGGATACATCATTTTGAATCATTTTTTCTTTTACTCGTCTTTACCAATTTGATAGCCACATTCAACTCCGTCTTTGTGGCCACGATTATACTCTTGCCTGCCAACATATTGAATCACTAAACTGATTTTGTTAAGGGCTGCTTCGCTTAAAAGAAAATATTCTTTACGAATTTCTTTAATTGTGTCAACTACAACATCTTCTTTGATAATTGGAATTTTATTAACAATTGCGCATTCTGGAAAAGTTTCGTTGACTAATTTATCAACAGAATCTTGAGTTTGTGAAGTGACAAAATTAGCTAGATCCTTACTAGAAGCTGTTCGATTCCCGGCTTCGTCAGCTGCCCATCTCGTCCACTTGGATCTTAAAATGGCCTCAATTTCAAATTTGTTGAAGCCTTTATTAGCAAGCATTTTTACACATGCTCTCCAACTTGTATATTTTGATGCAAAATATGCATCTGACGTCTTTTCAGCAAGTTCATTAATTTCTTTAGCTGTTAACATTACTCGATCTCCCGTATTACTGGATTATAATTTGGAAAAGCGTCTACTGCTACTTCTTCAATTTCTGATTGCGAAGTATCTAAAACATAATCACATAAATTTGAACTTGTGGCTTTATATCTCTTTTCATCAGCTATCCACCCAGGCCAGTTAGATCGTAAAATGCCTATAATTTCATATTCGTTTAAATCTACATTCAATTCAGCTAATTTTCTTGTATAGGCAGACCAGTCTGCAAACCGACTTGCATAAGGAGAATTTTTAATGTTTTTATTAATACTTCTAATCTGCGACTTGGTCAACATCAATCTTCCTCTTATGTTTAGGATGGCGACGGCGTTCTTTTTGACGCTTGTCAGTTATTACTTTTTCATAAATGACTTTGCTGCGAGTACGGTGATATTCGCTTGCTGGGATTGTAAATGTAATAACTGGTTTCATTTCACTTTACTTCAATTAAATATTTAACTAACTTTCCTTTTGCGACCAACTCAACTTCTGGAATGCAATTATTATAGCAGTTCGTTTCCTGTGTAAACACCAGTTCTTTTCCAAAAATTTTGCCGTCTTCTTTGAATCGCTGGATAGTTACGTGCCAAGCATCAGGATATGCATCATGCCCAGTACTGCCGCCTGTCAAAGCAGTTTTAACCACAACATATCTAGTTTTATCATTAGGCAATCTAACAATGTCACCAACTTTGCATTTCTTTGTCATTTTAGGTTTCATAATTAACTCCTATACTTCAAACATTTTTCACATTCACAATCGCACTCGCACTGACACCCGCCACCATCTTCAATCCAGCAATCGCATTTGGCACAACATTCTTTTGCTTTATTGCCACATACTTGACAAATTTCGTTTTCACTTCTTTCGCAACACATGAAGTAATAATAAAAGTTCATCATACTAACCTCTGAATGAAAAGAACGTGAACGGAGCAGTGCCGCCGCCAACTTCGCGTTCAATTCCACCCGTCTTCGAAAGCTTTGCAGTTGCCGCAGCAGGCGTATTCACTGCCATCTTCTCGGCTGCAATCTTCTCATCAATTGCTTTGTTTTCAGCAATTCGCTTCATCATTTGCTCGGTGCTAGTCTGCGTCCGTTTGTAATCTTTACTAGTTGCTGTGCTCTTCATATAACAAGTATAGCAGTTTGGTTGATCTAAGTCAACCAGTGTATTTAGCCTTTGTTTACAATAAGTTGCTGACAGCAGCCATATTTTTGAAGTGTTCAAGATTGCAAATCGCCACACAATATCCGGCAATTTTTCCGTCCAAATACGAAATTGAACTGGAATCATGTTGTTTGGTTGCCGCGATTTTCTGGTCACGAAACATAACAATATCGGCTTCAAGCGACGAAATCTGGTAATTAATCTGGTTGGAAATGTTCATGTTTATCCTTTGTTTTCAACGACTTAGTTAAGTGAAGTGGTTTTCACGGAACGTGCTAAGAAAAATGATAGCTGCATTAATACCATCAATTCTTCCCGTATAATACTGAGCGAAATGAGGGAAATTAGTTTTTGCTGCCTGGTAGGCATCAATCTCTCCTTGCATCGTTTTTAGTTCTTCGTTAATTTGCTTAAGCATATTATTAATTTTAGCAGTTTGGATAATACATGTCAACTACATTAAATATTTGATTTGACCTTCCAACTCTGGGCACAGCTATCAACCTAAAAGTAGCCAGAATTTTCTTAACATCTTCAATTAATCGATCTTGATATTTGTTTTGTTTTCTGTAATATACATGTACAACTGGTTCTTTGTTAACAAATTCAATCTCTGCTTTGCCTTCTAGGGCTTTTCGAACATCAGCGATAGTTTTTTCTGTCATTTTAGCCTTTGTTTTCATCAAGTTCACTCCGCATAATATAAAGCTTGTCAAGCACAATATTGAATGAGCAAAGCTTGCCAATTAGATACATGTTTTCTGCAACACCAACTGAAGTAGTGAGCTCGTTTGCAATAGTAGTTGCTTTTACTCGGATATCATCAATTAGTTGGTCAATTTGTGTTTTCATTACTCTTTAAGTATAACAATTTGAGCAAGAAGAAGTCAACCAAAATAAAACACCGTATAACGCATTTCAGACTCCAATCTGGTACTCTTACCCCAACTAGGGCAAAGAAATGCGTTATACGGCGTTTTATGCGAAATTGTGTACTGAAAACAAACGACTTATTGCATAAATTGTGAAGCAATAATGTCAAGGTCAGTTGGCTTGATACCGTCGTTAATATCAAAAATAGTATCGGCTTTTTCTTTTAAGTCAACTAATGTTCCGCGTCCGGCATGGAGCATGAACAAATCATAACAATTTGGTTTGTTGATTTGAGTAAAAGCTTTACCAATGATAGCAATTGAATCTTTATTAGCTGCGACATTGTTTGCATAAAGATGATTTGATTTTAATGCCGCGTCACACCAAATAACCCGTCTCTCGGCAGCATCAATAATTAGCGGCATGACTTGCTTGCTTGAACTTGTCACAGCAAATCGGTCCACAACTGTTTTTGATTCAAATATCTCGCCCGATTGCGATTTGCCACGTAATTGCCACCCGGCACTAATTTCTGGAATTGTATTAAACATTTGCCCAGTAAAACTATTAACCATCATAACAACATATCGCATTTTGTTTTTAATAACTTTAGATAAATCAACGTCAATATATTCGGCTGCGCCATTTGGTGCCGACGTGATATCGCCGCTATGATACGCACCAAACTCAGAATCACGCAAATTATAATAAGTAATTGCAGTAGTTTTAGACCATGTTTCATCATATAAACATGCACTTAAATCTAAATCAGTTCGACTTTGACCATCTTTCCAATGAATAAAGAATCTGACAACATTCTTTTTATCCTCAAAAGAAACTTTGCTGCCACGAACTAGTTGACGAAGTCCAGAACTTGCACTACGTTGGCTGAATGGCAACAGATAATTTTTTAATTCTGGATTGATATAAATATTTCCCAGACTCGGCAATTTACTAAAACGCCGAACTAAAGCATCATTACATGTATCAGAAATATAAAAACTATTCATATCCGGAATTGTCGGCAAAGTATTAACAATACTTTTGACTTTGGCAATGTTGCCTTTTGGGAAAAATACCCGATCAGTAGATTTACCAAGTCTATTATTAAAATGCTTACTAACTTGTAATAATACTGGAGTGCTTACTTTGTCAGCAACATGAGACCATCTTACTCCTATTAATCCTTTTTCTTCGTTTTTAGCATCACGAATAATTTTATCTAAACGACGTGCAAATTCGCCAGGTCGTTGTGATAACAGTTTTGTAATACTTTCGGTATTTTTCGATTTAATAGCAGATTCAACTTTGCTATTAAAGCTTTGATCAAGATTACCAGAGCGTAGTCTATAAAATGCCTCCCATGTATTTGGGTATTGCTTTCGGTATTCGCCAGGGTGAAGTTTTTCTGCTAGACGCAGCCACCGGCCAGTCCATCGTGCCAGATCTTCGTCGCTGCCGTTGCATGACTCAAGCATACTTAACAATAATCGACGTTCAGATCGCTTGAAAGTTAAAAACTTTGTTGGTGCCGATAAACTAACATCACCACCATTCATTGCACATGCAATCCGTAATACGTCGGTTGCAGTTTTGACATAACTTAACGGAAAATCAACTTTATTCTTAATCAGAAGAGCTGCAATAACGGCAAGATTTTCTTTATTTGGAATAGGTTGATCAAGAACAACTTCACCATTTTTGACAAACCATTCCAGAGCATCTTTATCATCTGAGCTAATACTTGTATTCGACGTAACAATATTTGTGAAGATTTCAACTAGATCGTTTTCAGAACCAAGGTCGAATTGCTCCAACTTAATCTTGTCACGCAATGTTTCGCGCTTTACTTTTGCATATTCCGGAGACCAAATTTCAAAGTTGCCGTCTGTTACATCACTTAAAAAGGCTGTAAGATAATGAATAGTTGCATTTAGATATAGTTCAGCAACTGAAGCGTCCATTACTTGTTGTGGGAAATTCGGATACATCGGAGCATACTTTTCCACCCCTCTGGTATTCTTCAGTATATTTACAACTTCATCGTGAACCAATTTTGCATTGTCTCGGTCTAAGTTCTGAAATGCTTTCAAAAATGCAAGGCTTGGAATATACCCAAGTCCTTCACAATTGCGAGCAAATGCTGCCACAAATTCATTTGGGAGGCCCGCTGACTTGGAAGGAATCAAAAACTTATTACGTCGTTTAAATAAAATTGTATTTTGTGTTGTCATATAATTTTAAATGCCGGATATCAAAAAAGCTAATTTTATCAAGAGTTTTTATTTTTGAAGGAAGCTTTTTTATTGCCGGCATTATTTTGTATTGCTAAAATTTTTAGTAAGGTAGATGGGAATTGAACCCACAATAAACAGCTTTTGGATAACCCGCTTCCCTAGTGACCCCATTACGAGCCAGTTGGTGCTTCTGGAACCATGCTGTAACATCTTCGTTTTGATGCGCCGTGTCCACTATCGGCTTTCTACCTCATAATTGTGGTATTCCCGATAGGATTTGAACCTACATTATTTCACGTTCGTAGCGTGATGCCATAATCCATTAGGCGACAGGAACAAAACTTAGTAGCGATGAGGAGAATCGAACTCCCATTCTCAGCTTGAAGGGCTGGTATCCTAACCATTAGATGACATCGCCATATTGTTGGATATTAGATGATCTAGTTTTTAACCAATTTAAATTTGAGAAGGAAGATCATTCCATTGCCAACAAAACTATTTATCAAAAATACCGATTATAAATAAAATTTACAACAGCACCTAAAAAGAGCGCACATACTATAATTGCAAGAACCGTTTCAATCATATTCCTGTTTCCTAACTCAAAATTGTAATTCTACTTTCCCAGTCATTCATAAAAAATCCAGGCAAGCATGTACTCATTTCTCCACCAATCATTTCTGATTTATAATATGGTACACCTTCCCAGATATCAACTAAAACCAAATATGCAAATCGTGTTTCGAAAATTTCTGTTACCTGACCAATCTTATAACAAACTTTTCGGCCCGGAATTTGATCGAAATCCTCTGACTTAATAATATTTCCTATTTCAAGTTTCATTACTCTTTAAGTATAACACGTTTATAATACACTGTCAACGTATTTTAGAAAGAATCACATCCACATTCTTTGAATTCTTTTATGCACCTGCTTCTTTCTGAAGAATTGCTAATTAAAAATGTTTTTGGTTGGCCGGCTCTAACGGTATCACATAAATTTTTCGAATCATATAGAGACATACCGGTATATTGCCTCACTATTTTGATTGTGTTAATAAGATTTGGTCCGACGCTTTTTAAGGTAATAGAATTTCCTTTATATCCAGATAATACATGCATAATCAAGTCATACTTTAATTGTGGATCAACACT